ATGACGCTCCAAGCCACCCGCTGACCATCCGTGGCATCAATGGCGGCAAGCCATTTACCGAACGTGTGGCCCGCGGCGCGTTTGATTCGTCGCTGGGCAACAACATCTCCCTGCTTGTCGGTCACGATTCGCGCGATCTACTTGCCAACACCAAGAGCGGACTGCTGCAACTGCGCAGCGATCAGCACGGACTTGCGTTTGAAGTAACGCTGCCCGACACCCAACGCGCTAAGGACGTTCGCCAATTGGTGGACGCTGGCGTCTTGTCTGAGATGTCGTTCGGTTTCCAAGTCATCGCCGACAGTTGGGTCGGCAACACTCGCACACTCTCGCAGGTTGCGCTGCGGGAAGTTTCCATCGTTGAAAACGGCGCTTATCCGCAGACAAGTGCCGAAGCAAGAACCCTCCAGTCGGGCCTTGCCCGTCTACGTCTGCGTCTAAGGATGCCGCTATGAAACTGTCCGAAATGTTTGAGACCCGTAAGGCGCTCGTTGCAGAGCGCGATTCCATTCTCGCCCAGGACACCATGTCCGTCGAAGTCGAGGCCCGCGGCCACGAAGTCGCCAACGAACTCGGCAAGCTCGATGCAGAGATCCGCGCAGCGCAAGTGCGCGAGCGTTTCGCTTCATCGTCTGCTATTGAGAACATCGTCAAGCGCGACAACGAGCGTTCGCTCGACATTCGTGACTCTGCGAAGTACAAGGATCAGTTCGTTAACTACTTGCGCAACGGCACTATGCCGGAACAGCGTGAACTGATTTCAACCGCTTCGAGCTCGATTCTCATTCCTAAGATTTACGAAGAAATGGTCATGAAGTACCTTTCTGCGAATTCAGTCATGAGAAGCATCGGAGACCTGCGGACAGGAGTTCAGGGATACCAGGCGCTTCGTTATTCGACGCTGAAGACTGCGGACTACACCTCCGCTTGGACTGAAGCCGACACGGGCACCGTTGCTGCAACCGCTGCCGATCCGTTGTTCACGGAAGTGGCGTTGCCTCCGGTTCTTTGCTTGCCAAAGACCGAAGTCTCTCAGCAACTCATCGTTCAATCCGACCGTGCATTCAATGTGGAAGAAGAAGTTCTCTCACACTTGCAGGTTCAGTTGTCGAAGAACCTTGAATTCGGCTACATCGGTGGTTCCGGAACGAATCAACCGACGGGCATCTTTAAGGTAACCAGCACCACCGGCATTAACATCACCACTGCAACTGCAACGTCGGGCGGTGGAAACCTCCGCGCGAACAGCATCGCTGGCGTCACGTCCGCCGGTTGGCTTGCCAAGCTCCTCGAAATGCGCTACACGAAGTTGCCTGCAGCGTATTGGAACACGGCCGCTTGGATCATTCCGCAAGACGTTTACGCGGTCATCTCCGGAACATTGGTCAACAATGTGCCGATCTTTGTCCCAAGTTCGGACAACGTAGCAACGATTCAGAACGCTGCACCGTTTACCTTGTTTGGGCTCCCAGTGTTCATCACGGAATACACTCCTGCGCAAATCACCACGAACACCACTGGCAAGAACTGCTTGGTAGTGCTCGGCGGAATCCGAGACGCCTTCGCGATGCGTGAATGGGGTTCTATGTCAGTGACCCGCGACGAATACAGCCTGAGCGGTACGGGCCGTATTCGTTACCAGGGCATGATGTTTGCCAACTCCAACCACACCCGCGTCAATGCGCTGGTGCAGTTGCAAGTCACTAACGCCGGTTCGTAATTCTGATCCTCTCATCCTTCAGGTGGGTGGGGCTTCGGCCCTACCCACCTGCAGCGAGGAACCATGGCTCTAGATATTGCTAAGTTCAGAAATTGGGCCCGGATCCCGCACACCGAGGACGATCCTGCGATTCAGATCGCTTGGTCTGCTGCGGTACGCGAACTGGAAGAGCGCACTGGGTGGTGCGTGGAGTCGGTCACTAGGACGCAGTGGGTGCCTTCAGCGCCCGTCACGATCTACGGCGGTCTGTACCTCCGTTTGGAGCGCCAAGGCGACCTGGCGGGCACTACGGCCGTCTACAGCGACAGCACGACGGTGCCGCTCACCGGCACGTGCTCAAAGATCCAAATCAATGGCCTGATCTACGTCGATATGGAAATCGACAACTTGACGTACCCGGTCACCCTGACCGTGACGGCCGGCAACGCAGCGCTTAACCCGCTGCTCGAAATGGCGCTCCTCCAGCGCGTCGCGCACCACGTCGCAAGCCGCGGGGATGACACGGTTGCCCTGGACTCGACCTACTGGGATCGGATTACCGGCATGATGGGCAAGGGGATTGGGTAATGGCCGGGCACGTTCCATCAGGCATGATGCGCCTCGTTATGACGGCGCAGAATCCAGTAGCTACGGTCGACACGTTTGGCCAGGCGCAGGAGTCTTGGTTGTCGTTTGCGACCATCGCGGTGCACATTGAGGTTGCAAACACGGAAGAGACAATGGTAAACGGCGGCTCAAGCGTGCGTACTGATTGGCGCATCCTCGCTGCGTTCCATCCGTCCGTAACCACGCGTTCTCGTTTGCTCTTAAATGACAACGGCACTACGCGCACGTTCTTTATTAAGGGTTGCTGGGATCGCGATCAGAAGCGCCGACGCCTTGAGATTAACGCGGTGGAGGTAACCGAATGAGGTTCCACGACCGATACATGGGCTCAACTCGTAGCGGTGGCGGTGGTTCTGCACCTTCGTCGAAGTCTGTCCGCATTCTTATTGATACAAACGAAGTCACGCGCACACTAGCGCGGCTTTCGCCCATGCTTAACGAAGCCGTACGAAAGAAGGCAATCCGTAAGGGCTTTAAGCCGTTCGTTGGCAACTTGAAAGCCGTCCTGATGAATGCGCCCTACATCCGCAGCGGCAAGAACACCCACCGCAAGGCAATCGGTGCCGCTACGCGTGTTAGTTCTCCTAAGCGAATGGCCGGGCCAGGCTCGTCCATCCGAGCAGAGCTTGGCGTTCAACTTGGAAAAAAGGGCGGCGCGCGCGCTGGCGGCAAACAATTTGTGTTCCCCTGGACTGAGAACGGATTCACTCACAAAAACTCAGACCGCATGATCCCAGGCAACCACTACGGCGAGATGTGGGGCAAGGCAAACGTGAACCGGATCATGCAAGCGATCAGCACGGAAATTCTCATTGAGGCTCGCAAGATCCTCGGAATGGTGAATACCAGTGTCCCTAAGTAATATTCAACGCGCTGTCCAGGCGGCACTTGAAGCCAACGCAGACACGTTCTGCGGTGTTCGCCAAGCGGGCGTTGCAACACCGTGTTACGTCTACGAAATCACTAGCGCTGCCATTGATGTTGTTACCTCAGGCATACCTGCCCTGTGCCATTGGACGGTAACCGTCCAAGTGGAAGCCATCGCCGATACGGTCGATCAGTGCCTCGGACTAGTTGACGATTTGCGGGCTACGTTTACTTCACCAATTACCAACGCCACCTACGACTGTGTGCTTGTGTTGTCAGCGTTCAGCGTGACCATGAGCACTGAATCAATAGATGACGGCAAGACCGATGCGGAGCGCATTGGGACTATTCAACTCGAACTACTTGTACAGGAGACCACCTAATGGCAATCACTCCCGGATACGGCGGAGCGCTTACGCTCAACTTCCAATCATCAACCGCTGTTTCGTATGCAGCCAAGAATGTCACATTTAGTCATTCGCGCTCATCGCTTGACTCCACAAGTCTTGCTGACTTTGCCGAGAAGCGGATGCCTGGCCGCATTCAGCGCAGCGTTACGTTTGACTGCATGGCAGATTCATCGCTCGATGCGGCCATTCGCACGCACATGAACCCGACCACCATCGCACTGGCGCAGGGTGTCACGGTGGCATTCAGTTACACCGACAAGGGTTCAATCGCTTACACCATCACCGGACACCTAACCAGCGCAACGCGCACCGATGACGGTTCGGGCCCTGGTATGTGGTCAATGACACTTGAGGAGGCTTGATGCCGTTTGATCTGTCTTCAATCTCACCAAAGCCACGGCGCGTCGATGTGCCTGGTGTTGGCGTCATCATGGTGCGTGAGCCTACGATGGCGGACTACACCCGCGCAGCCGCTGATCCGTACTGGTGGGCGGCTTGCTTGTCTTGCATCGATGGGACGCCGTTTGTCCACAACCACGGAGAGATGGCAAACGTGCGAGCGGACATTTGCTCGGCGCTGCTAGAGGAGATCAACCGGGAACGTTTTACGACGCCGCCGAACGGCGGCTCTGGAGAATCGCAGACGCCGAGCAACGCATGAACATGAGCGGACTCATTGCTAAGACGGAACTGACCACCCTTGAGCGGTGCGAATGGCTGCTCACGGCCCTAGTTTGCAATTCCCTTGGACAGAAGCCACAGCGCTGCATTCCTTGGTTAAAAAAGGAGACCTATGGCAGATAAGAGCATGAAAGCCGTCATTCGCGCTGAAGTTGATCCGTCCGGCGTCATTAAAGGCGTCGCCGCAACCAATCGCGAACTGGCCAAGTTGAACAGCAAGACGAGCGCTATCGCTGTTGGTGCATCGTTCAACATGGCGCAGATGGGCTTTCAAATGCTTATGAGCGTCTTTCGCATGATGGATCGACGCGTTTCCGAGATGGCGCAGATGTCTACGCGGTTTTCGCCCGAGGCGCAAAGTGGCGTGATGAGAACCAAGATGCTTGAATTAAAGCGCGAGCAGTTTTATGCAGAAAAATTCGGTTTAGATGTGGCTGGCAGTGAACGCGTAAAGCGTGAAGGAATCGTAAGACGCGCCGAACAGGACGTGGCTTCCGGAACTGGAGGCATTTCTTTTATTCAAAGCCTTAAAGAAGATGCTTCTTCGCTTATGAATGCAAGCTCGGGAAACTTCATGGAAAACATGATGGATCCAAGCAAACTAATAATGGATCAGCAAGTGAACGCAAGGCGTTTCAAACAGTTACAAGGCTTTATGCCTTTCTTAAGCGAAGATTATTTGCTCCAAAAAAGGGCAAGTGGCGGGTACGGATTGAATCTCGAAGCGTTTGGACAGATGGGGCAAAACATGACCGCCGGAATGAGTGACAACAAAGATAGAGATATTCAAGTTAGGGAAGCCATCATTGATGCTGAGAACTTGCGCATGATGCGCGAACAGAATCGGCTTCTGAAAGGTGGCTCGTAATGTCATTCACACTAGTTGAACGCGCAAACAGCCGCAGTTATTCACTTGTTCCAACGCCAGGTGAATCCTTTATTACTTTGCAGTACTTGATGACTTGGAGCAGCGCCAGCACACAGCCAACCGAAGGGCAGATTCTTGCTGCTGCTGGAACTCCTCCAAGCCGAATCAGTTCAGCGGTTTACACGGGCGATGCTTACCTCAAGACGATGGTAATCCGTGAGGTATCTATTGAGCCGGTACGGGAGCGGCAGAACGCTTGGATAGTCACGCACCGCGCAAGCACGCGCAACGGAACTCAACTAGACCAAGGTGGCTCGTATTGCACTTGCACACGCGCCACGGTGGTTCGATCAACTGCCATGTACCGCAAGAATCCTACGTTCCCAACCAACGGAACAGTTACGTTTTCGGGTGCCGGAGATATTGGCGGCACAGCCGTTGACACTAACGGAAAGCCCAAGGTCTACGACGTACCGCAGCAACTTGTAACGATTGAAACGCAATACGACAGAACGCTCACGGCTGCTTCGCCCGCTGCTGAACCACTGTGGTCGGTTTACACGTCTTACGTAGGTACTCGGAACTCCGCAGTGTTCCTTGGCTTCCCTATTGGAACGCTCTTGTACCAAGGCTTTCAGACTGCGCCGGAAGACAACTACTACCGGATGAGCCACACGTTCCTTTATGACGCCTGGTACCACCTCGACCAAATTCCTGCACCAAATCCAACCGGGGAACCAGTGTTGGTTGCTGGCGTCACTATCGGTGGTATCCCAATTCTGCAAGTCGACAAAGTTGTGTTCCTGCAACGGTACGACACGCTCTCAGCGTTCTCCGGC